TTAAATGTATTATATTGATTTTCTACTATTTATTCGTTTATTCCACCTTTGCTCCTTTACAAAGGTATTTTCCAAGTTCCGGAAGAACTTATTTCCCCTTTTAATATCCTATATCAATCATTGCACCTCCCATTCTTTATTTGTCGTTTTTACTCCAACCAATACCCCGCCTCCGTGAGTTGGAATTTCAATCGAATTAATGTAAGTAAAACCCATAAATTCATCCAGTTTTTTGACGACTTCATCCACTTTAACGGTCAAATCGTCTACCATCCCTTTCAGCCCGTCATCTCCCTCCAACCTTGCAGACAGATCATCAAGTTCAGCAACAATATCGACCAACACACCACCTACACGTTCAGAAGTATTTGCGCCTCTACCGGTTTCATTTCGAATTTCTTCTGATCTTCTTTTTAATGCTTCACTCATATTCTTAGTTTTAAATGGGACAAGACGTTAAGTTCTCCGTATAAGCGGAGCTTGTATTGACCGTCAACCCAATCTCCACACTCTCCACATACGCTTTAAAAGCTGCCAACCGTTTTTTGTACTCACTAATAGGCATTGAGGACAGTTCTTCCTCGCTTACAGCCAACTTATCACTAAAGGAGTCTGTAATACGATAGAGATGCGGGTATCCGCTAACCATTTCTCCTCCAATTGTTTTCTCTACACTCAGCTCAACAGCCCGCTGCATTCCGGTATTTGTACTACTCATATACGTCTTTTATGGTAAGTTTATAATTATAAGATTCATCACTTCGGGGAGACACGCTCTCATTTTTATGCCTATCCATCACCCATGTATCCACTTCAAAGAAATTTTGTCCCTTTTTTAACTCCAAAGTAGCCTCTATTCCTTCTGTTTGTCCCAGTAGAAACATCAAAGTCTTTATTTTCAAATCAGACTTCACCGGGGAATCTGCTTTGAGCGTTAACTTCTTTATAATGGTAGCTCCCCAAGATGCGTCATATTTCCAATAGTAAGTAACGGTAATGGTATTGATCCGGTCATTCTTCTCACAGACAAACCTTCCCCATTTTGAAACAAATGCCGCTTCTCCTTTTTCGCATACATAGCCTGTCCAGACCATTCCATACACTACTTTTGCATTTTCATAAGAATAGCTTTTCCCCGCAAGCTTGTAACGGTCTATTAAAGCAAAAAACTGCCTTTCTTTATCCATTCCTATAAATTCTGTTTTGACGATAAAATCTATCGGTTTACCATCCCCTTCCAGAATCTGCAGGTTTATATCCAAAGAGTCTTTCACGATCTTTTGCAACATACACACCTGAGGGCTGCCTCCGGCTTTAATGCGTGCCTGCTTTTTCCATTTAAGAAAATCACTATATAACCTTTCTACAGGCAGACAAAGCACCATACAAAGCGCCATAATCCGCGGCTTTCTCAACCGTTGGGGGAGCTTCTCCACCACCCACTTTTCCCACTGTATATTCATACCCTTATCAATCAATGGAGTAAACGATATCTCCTTCGGTCTTAACATAGACAAACGCCCCGGAATCGGCGTCAATTCGCCTACGGCTTGCTTTCTCTCCTTTCCATGTCGTTCCCTCCAAAACCACATCCTTGACGCCTGTGGTTACTTGGAGCATATCTACCAGTTTGGAGGCATAAAATGTACCGCCATATTCCAGCGAATTTAAATATGCCTCTACTGTCTCTTCTACAGGCTTGCCACCACCTTCCAGACGCTGCCCCATGCTATCGAGCACCAAGGGGTCATAATAAACCTGCAGATGCACTCTGAGCGCATCCGGGGCTTCGCTCACAAATAAGTAATGCGTCCCGGCCGCCCCAATTTCCCGCATGTAGGTCTCAAAAGAGTTTCTTAAGTCTCCCTTGAGGGGTTGTTTATCCTTATCACTAAAGTATATTTTTAACTTAGTTACCCCATTCTCCGTCACCTGTCTTACTGCTACGTTTTTCACAACTTGTTTTTTATCATCCACAGCCGGGTATTTGAAAGAATAGGTTTTTTCATCAAATACAAGTTTATCCCCGTTCTGAAATTCAAGTGCTTTCGTATAATACCACGGCAAAGAGGTGACATAGTTTTTGTCAATCTGTCGATCGGTTTCCACACGAAACAAGTCCCATAATTTCTCCAATCCCCACACCACGGAGGCAAAAACATAGACCAGCCTGTACTCAAGACTGACCTTTGAGAATTGCTGATCGAAGGACTTTCCAGTTTTCAGGGAATAAGCCTCCCGCAAAACTTCATCCGCTATGAAAGCCTCTTTTATCACCTGGCTAATTTCATTTATCGTTCGCGCCATAATCACTCAAATGTAAAGTCAAAACTATTATCAAAAACACCCATACCCGCAGCAAAAGAAGTAGCCGGGAAAATCTTATTCACAGCATAATGGCGGGCAATGCCTTTGTCTGCCATATTTTCATCTGAAAAGAAAAGTATTTGCCCCGGTTCTAAATCATCCGTCACACTTATTCCGTTTTCCAGAGCAAGGGTAAAGACCGCTTCCATGCTGCCGTATACTTGTATGGCTATATCGGCCAATGATTGTCCTGAGAGCACTGTTACCTTCATCTTTCCCCTTTTTTCACCTTATACCTAAACCATATACCTGCGCCAATGGCAACTATCCCCCAAGCCAAAAGACCGCTCGTGTAAAAAAACGCATCTCCAATTCTCTTCTTTTCCTTTACCGTTTCCTCTTTCCGTTGCTTTTCAATGTAAACCGTATCCTTTTTGTTCCGATAGATCGTGTCCCGTTTTTCCACCTCTTTAGAAACGTATATTATCCGCCCGGGTACGCTATCCTTGTTCTCCAGTGAGTGGAACAACTTCCCATTCCTGATGGAAGCGTCGCTCAGTGCATAGGAAGTTTCCAAGTGTGAGGTACTGTCCGTTACATTGCTGCTCTTTTCTACGAGCCCCTTCATCAAAGCAAGGCTATCCTTATAGATGTCGGTTCGCTTTTCGTAACTGGAAATCAGTTCACGCAGTTCACTTGCCAATCTTTTGTAATCTGTCCGCTCTGTACTGACTCTGTGAGTGGAACAGGAGACAAGCGCCATCATCAAGCATAGTATCACTATCTTTTTCATGGCCTTACTATTACAGTTGGCAACCAAGAGCCGAACTCCGCTTTCACGTCAAAGCACGGACACTCTTTCATCCACTCGCTTTTTTCTATGATACCGTTCCCGTTTTTATCCGGACTGGTATCCCGATGGCCGAGTACATCCAATATTTGGTAACGCCTGCAAATATCCTGTATCAAATCCGACATTGCTTTTTTTTGCGTGGGAGTCCGTGTGTCCTTTGCTTTTCCATTCGTATCCAGACCGCCCTCGTAACAGATACCGATTGAGCAACGGTTGTAGCTGTACTTCTGTCCGGGCACAAGGTAGTTATCATGTGCCCCCGTTTCGCTCTCTTTACGCATAGGTATCACCTGTCCATCTTTACGGATATAATAATGATAACCCCATTTCCCGAAGCCTCGGGCTATATGCCCGGCATTAAGCTGCTGTTCGGTATAATCTTTATCTTCCCGTGTTGCGGAACAGTGAATCACAATGTAAACAGGTTTATTCTCCATCTTTTTTCTCCTCTCCTTTATTGTTTAAATACCGTTTAAATTTATAGTTATAATCAATTCCGAACAATCCTCCGGCAAACGTGGAAACTTCTCCGAATGCCACTAAAACAGTGTTGTCAATCTCCCCCGTAGGCTTTACCCAAAAACCACAAAACAGCAACACCACACCCGCCACGGTAAGAAATACCGCCACCCACAATTGTACATTCAGCCTTTTCCTCATACACATACCTTTTAATCAACATCAATAACCAGCTTTCCTGTATCATCCACCTGTACGTCGGCCTTATATCCATCCAGCTCCAGTTGTGTCTGTATCTCCGCTCTGAGTTGTGATACACGCCCGACGCTTTTTAAATATTTCTCACCTACGCCCAATACCGGGAAATCTTTAAAATCCCCTTTGTCACTTTCCACAATCAGTGCCACATGATCGCAGTCACTCTCACCCACTACCATACCTCCCATAATTAACCCTGAGGCATCGCGCTTAATACCAATATGCAAATCCCTTTCATCGTTGAGTAAAATCCCCTGTCTGCCCATACTTTCAATGCTTTACCTTTTCATCTTCATAATCAGTTTTATCAAGCCTATCCGCTTTTGTTTGTATGGCAGGAACAGTGACAGGGGTTGTTGTAGCCTGAGCCGTTGCACTCCCCTGCGTAGCTATTCCGCCGGAGGGAATCGTATGCGTATGCCCGTTAAAAGCATCTACCAAAGCATTTACCTTTTCTGTAAGACGGGCAATATCGATAAGCCCCCCTAATCCCCCTCCGTTCATCACGACACCATCAGAAGAGATGTTCAGGGACGTTTCCCCTGTCTGAATACTTACCCGTTCTATCTTCGACATAGCGATCACTAAGCCTTCCGTATCCTCGCCTAAAGACAGCACCAGAACAAAACTGCCGACCTGCGGAATAACCACAAAGCGATCGGTTATAGTTTGGTCAATTACAGCATTCAGACGTACGTCGTGCATATCGGGACTACCATCTCTTGCAACGAGGCAGGTTCCTTCTTTTTCGTCTATCTCTCTAACCGTGCCTATACTGATACGACATCCCCCGGAGGAATGTCCGCCCGAACGTTCCATCGCCCGTAACACTTCTGCAAAAGCCTGTTCTACTGTCATCTTTATACTTTATAACTCAGTTTATTAATGCGTTCATAATATGTATCCCCATACCTTATCGTTACACTCTCAATCAGGTATTGACCTTCCCTTTCGGGTTCTTTGACAGAGACTATTTTCAACATATCCCCGGCTCCTGTTTGTGGAATACCAAATCCGGTCACGCTCCCTTCAAAACCATCAAAACACATTCGTCTGTATTCGGCCAGCGCCAGCTCCCTTAATTCCGTTCCGGTCTTATTGGTATAACTCAAGGTTTTTATACTCACATATTCTTCTTTACTCCCTACTGTCTCTGTTATCTTTTTACCATCCTTATTATAGCTCACTGCTTTTATTCGCACCTTCCTGTCTTCCTTTCTCCGGTATTTTAGCGAGCTTTTTTTCACATTTTTGGCAAAGTCATATACATGTACCTGTTTCGATTGTGCCATTTCATATTTAAACTTGCATATCAATTTTCTTCCCCGGATGGCAGAATAAAAGCCGTAATGTTCTTTTAAAAAACGCAGCACCCAAAGCGTGCTCTGATTGTCTATTTGAAACTTTCCCAGACTGGCATCGTGACATTCTATTTCATATCCGGGGGCAATATACTCCAACAGCTCCTTCAAGGTCACGTTTTTCCAGCTTTTAACAAACGAATTTGAGCGGAGCGGATAAGTTTCATCATCCAAATGCAGCCTCATGGGGAACCCGCTTTCTATCTCCCGTATATACCCCTCAAATTCAACCTTCAAATCCCCGTTATATCCCAATTCCAACCGCACCCTATCACCTACAGATACATAATATTTCAGTTCATCCTTTCCATTACCGTACCTGCGTGGTATTACTACAGTGGCTTTATCTCCCAAAACTTCTATCGTTTTACTAATTTCAGCCTCAGAAATACGGTCAAGTACCACCTTTCCTTCTGTCTGGGGTTCCACTGTCAGCCGTGAACATAAATTTAAATACAACATACCTACTGAATTAGTGAAAATAAGGCGGGCTTGATACTTTTAGCAGTTAACGAATATTTGACCGTATCCGGAAAACCTTCTACCGGTTCAAACCCCTGTTCTTTAAAATAAATAGATTTAATCCCCAAATCCAGCATCAGGGGACAGGCTACCTCGATCACATCATTGATTTCAAAAAAACTCCTTAACTGTTTTATTTTGTCCGAAGGATACAGGTGTTCTTGCATATCCACCAACACTCCGTTAAGGTCAATATCCCAACTGTTTACTCCGAAATTTTCCACGATTTCCGCTTCATCCCCTCCATCAACGACCGTCACAGAGATATTTTTTGTCCGTCTAAAACGCATCAGGGGCGGCGGTGCAAAAATGCCTGAGGTTTCTTCTGTCAAGCTGCCGAAAGAAAAACTTAGTTCCGTATCTTCATGTTTCATCACCATTTCCGCCCATTTCCAATCGGCGGGGGCATATAGTTCCATATCGTACCCGGAAGTTTCCTTTTGTCCGGGGCGGGCTTTCCACTGCAAATCATTTAAGACCATCCCGCCCTTGAAGGCTGCCTTATTGACCAACCCTTCCAATTCTCCTATAAGCGTCCCTGTAACAAACCCGAAAGCGCTCTGGTAGCGTGAAATTAAATCAATTGTATATTTCATAACCTGTTACTCCTGAATTTTGGTGCCAAGCAATCCCTTGCGTGCCAGCCACTCTATTTGCCGTACCTTTTCTGCCCAGACTTCATCAGTGAGTTCTTCCGGAAAAGGAATGTGAAAGTACAAGCTGATAAGCGCATTGTACTTTCTTACATAGTCCTTATTGTCAGTATCCAGCAGAGGCGGACACTCTTCTATAATATCTTCGTTTCGGGCTTTTGAAAAGGGAGCAAATCAGCGATGGCGAAAAATGCCTGATAAAACAGGTTATCACTGGCCATGACCTTATCCGTATCTGTAAGGACACAGTTTCTCACATAAATCTCTTTTGCCTTTCCCGGATTGGATGTTTCCCATTTTTCCGCTTCACTGATGACCTGTCGGTTTGGACTACGTACCAACACTTCTAAAGCTACATCCTGTTCATTTTCGGCTTTAAGCGACACGATAGCCAGCTTACAGCCCGGAAAATCGTTTCTTTTCTGTTCAATCAATTCCTTTGTAATTTCCATCTTAATTTTTGTTTTTCGAAAGTTAAACCCTGTTGTATTGAATATCAAGCACAAACAATTCATATTGCTTGCTCAGCCCCATTTCCGTATTTACGGTTCGCCCCTGACTTTGGAATTTTGCCAGTATTGTATCGCTGACTACCTGATTAAAGCCATCCACGAATGTCACATAAATCGGAAACGGTTTAATAGAGAGCAAATCTCCCTGACATGCGTTTTCCAGAGATACAGCCTGATTCATCATCAATGTGATGGTCGCCGTATCATCAATTTTTCCAAGACTCCAGCTTGTAGCCTTCCGGCTTCCTATCGTATGGTTTTTCTGATGTTCCTGAGTGGTATTATAATCTATCTCAACAACTTCCTCCCAAACCTGACCAAGCGCAGTCACAGTGGCGTCACCACCGTCATATGCTTTTCCATCTCTCCTGATTCTCATAGTTTTCAAATAGAAGTTTTAATATTTACTGTTCCCTCAATAGACCCGATACATCCCATCGGCACCCAACGGAAAAAGACTGTCAGAACTTTTTCCCCCACTAACAGGTTGCTATCCGCATCTACTTGGGTTTCACCTGCGGAAAGTTCCTTCCTGGCTGACATGTTCTCAAATACATTGCCTCCGATATCCTCAAAGTACTTCACCATCCCCGGCGTTAATTTTCCGGTAGAGGGATCAAGCGGGACAGTACTTTTAACGGTGGGTAAATAAGCCGAATAAAGCTCCCGTATCACTTTGTTATTCGTCCGGCTCAGAGCAATTGTACTCTCATTCATATTTCCGTCTTTATCCACGACGACACGTGCACATACATGATCGTCATTCAGACATACAACCCCTGAATAATACTCCCCGAAGATGTAACCTTTGGCATTCAACCCTTCCAACTCACTCTCTTTATCCTTAATTCTCTCGTGTGAGCTGAGTCCGGCATTCACCCAGTTCCCCCGGGTTGCATCTGTCAAGATCATGGTAGCCACCTCTCCCACATTGTAAGAAACGGGCTGCGCAGCCATACATCCCAACAATATACCCACATCAGCATATTTCTGTTCTTGGCCTGACAATGTCTCCGCAAATGTCCAATCCTGTCCGATCATAACCGAAACCTGAGGGCAGTCTACCGGGGTTCCATCTGTTTTCAAATCTCTTAGATTTGCTATTGTAGCTGCCGTAACCGCCTCTAATCCGGCAGCCTCTAAAACGACATGTACAGGCCTGTTGGTTGTTTGTGTCCAGTCTGCCAGCACCTGAGCGGCTTTAATTGCCGGGACAATACCATCAGGCAGACCGTCTACCTTAGATGCACCACTTTCGGGTATATAAGAGAATCCAAGGTTGAATATCTTTCCGTCTGCTCCTGAAATCATGCGTTTTACGCTTGCATCCTGAATAAGATTGACAAATTTAGCTTCACCCGACTTGGCAACATTCAGCACATAAAGCTGTGCCCCCTTGCCACTGATGCGGAAATATTCTGTAATATGGTGATATAACAGCATATTGGCCGTTTCACTTATGCCAAATGCCGCCATATCCGTCGCTGCGGAAAGCAACGCATAACTACCTTCTGCAATCGTTGTTTTTCCACTGCCTATCACACCAAAGTATCCAACCAGCGCAGACACTTTTTCATAGCTTCCAAGGACGTTTTTGCCAACCTTCCCCTTTCTAATATTAACCCTGCTCATTTTCCTGCGGATTTTCATCGACTTCCCCTGCTTCTTCCGATACAGGATCCTGCTCTTGGAAGTCTTCATACATTCCTACTTTGTCTTTGTCACCCTCTTCACTGGATAGCGCGTATGTCTGCTCAGTAAAGAACTCTCCTTTACTGTTATAATACAGTTTGCTAACCCCGAGCTCCTTACAAAGGCGCTTGGCCTCCTTGGTTATTTTTGTACTTTGTTTTTTAACCATATTGTCTCCTTATTAAATCCAGTTAGGATGTTTATCCCGCCCGGATCAGTGATACTTCTTTTTATTTACCTGATACAATCGCACCGACCGCGTTTTCTCTTTTTTGTGGAATTGCCACAAAGCGTGCAGTGAAACTCACTAAATTACGCTTGTATAACGGGTCATTCTCCGCTTTGCTGTAGTACATTTTATTACTTCCCTTGCATTTGAGCATACGGGGAACATAAAAGAATACGGAAGCCTCAAAATCATTGGCAGTCGCTACCGAACCGAAACTTTTTTTCTTCTTTGTGGTATAGTCGAATAGCGGACATTTGGAGGCTTCATAAATTTCGAAACCATACATCTTAGAAATAACTCCCGTAGAATAGTCGTGATACTGATTCTGGAATTTTTGGTCGGACTCCAACAGGTCAGATACATGATCCGAACACAGTACCAGACGCCTGCCTTTCTTGGGAACGCCCATTTTATCGAGTTTTCTGCGCAGGTTTATCACGTCGATTCTCTGCAGCTTTTTACGACCGTCTTCATCAGCTGCCCCGGATGTCAGTAATACAGGTGTATCACTCGTGTCTTCTATAGGGGCAAATGCATGAATTGCCTTATCCAGCATAGCTTCACTAAGCTTATCTCCATGACGTGTTTTGACCAGTGCCATCTTATCATATGCGAGTGCATATAATTCGTCATCTGTAACTTTAGTTGCTTTTGTTTCAAATTTGCCAAGCTTGACAGAGACATCTCCATCTTCCAACTCCTCTATATCCAGAGGATAAGTCGAATTATCCACCAAGACAGTCGGGTCACCTGACACATCATTCAAATGTATCATATCATTCTCTGCATATTGGGAGAAATCCGGAACGCCATCCAAAAAGGTATTATCCATCGCATGGGTGTAGTGCTCCACGACTTGGCGCGTCCACACCTCCACATAAACTCCGGCACGCAATCCGTTTGGCAACCGGACAAAGCTGGCCATAACGCCGACCGCTACCATTCCGACCGCTCCCATCCAAATGGGACACCCCAGGCAGCAGGCAATAATACTTCCCATTACAATACACACCACAAGCGCCAGCAGCGCTACAATCAATCTGCTCTTAATCTTTTTCATCTTCACTTTTTTAGACTGCTTTTAAACTTTTCTTAAACTATCCCCGGCATATCGGCCTTATTTGAAAGCCGCTTTGTATAATGCCTCAAATTTTTCCGGTTCATTCTTTTCCATCACCTCAAGCCCCCGGGGGTCTTCTTTCTGCCACTGATCCCACGTCCATCCGGCACGGGCTGCAAGGGTACTGCCCGAAGTTTGCGCCGCACTTCCACCTCGCGCCATATCTACCAATGATGGAGATACCTTGATGTCTTTCAATACAGCTTCCAGTGCTTCAAGTCCCGATGTCTCACCGATACCCACATATACGGACACCTGCCCTGCCGTGATCTTCCCCGCGTCTTTAGCTGCCGCCACAACGTCCGCAATCCGTTTCTTTTTGTCAGCTTCTATTTGCTCTTCAGCTTGCTGTGCACGTTGCTCAGCCGCATTCAGTTTCTTTTGGATTGCCTCTTCAATAGCTTCGTCACTACTCTGTGCCGTAACTCCGGTCAATCCGAACTTTTGAATCAAACCTACTTTGTCCATTTTACTCTCTTTTTTATTATTACTACTTTTAGAAATACCTTGATCCCCTATGCTGCCACTACCGGAAAGGCATGCGGAAAACTGGTCATACAGCGCAGAGGGCGACTGCGTCTTCAATTCCTCCGCGGAAATTTGCGTTACGTCCGTGGCAATAGGTGCCACAATGCCGTCTATAAGATTCGCTTCCATCGCCTCCTGTGCTGTAAACCAGTTATCGCCCTCCAAGAGTTCTTTCACTCCATCTTCATCCTTACCTGTCTTGGCGGCGTATATCTTTTTAAAATTTCGTTCCATTCCCCGCAGTCCCTTAGCGGCCTTTTCCATTTCAGATGCGGTTCCATAACATCCTCCTTGCGGCGCATGTATCATGATATAAGAATTCTCACACATGTAAATCTTACCCGCCGCCATCATAAAGACCGTACCCATTGAGCAGCATACGCCCACGATGTAAACATCGACCGGAATCTTACAGGCTTTGATATGATTATATATAAGCGTACCCTCCATCACATCCCCGCCTTTGGTGTGCAAATACACATTTACTCTATCCGCCCCCTTACAAGCTTCGTTAAAGCGTTCTATAAAAGCCGTTGCCGAATTATCCCCATACGGATAAATCTCTCCGTAGACATTTACCTTTCCTATTTTTTTCTCTTTCGTCATGTATCGCCTATTTTTCAGCAAACATAATCTGCATTTTTCATCCTTACAACTATCCGTACACCCCTTGGACTGTCTGTTTTAAGGGTTGGACACTTTCTTTATTTTCAGGTTTTTACCTTACATCTTTGCTTAAAATAATGTGTATAATATGGCAGAGATCAGCAATGAAAAGAAACGCGAGATAGCGGAAGACATGTACATCCGTCTTGGAATGACAGGACGTGAAATAGCCGAAAGGCTGGATATAACAGAACAGACCGTCAGCCGATGGAAAAAAGGGCGGGAAGGTGAAAAATCGTGGGATGACCGCAAAGCCGAATCACAGTTAACCCCACTAAAAATCAAAGAGACGTTATTGAAAGAGGCGGAAAAAATAGCCAAAGGAGAAGAATCTACCGTGCAAGCTGACAAGCTCAGTAAGATAATGGCAGCCATTGACCAGCTTGATAAAAAGATCAATATCCGTACTGTAATGGATATATTTCGTGAGTTCGACAACTGGATGGCAGAGCAAGAACCATCCACGGCCATCCTGTTCACAAAATGGCATAAACTGTTTTTGCAATACCGCATCAGTCTTGAATCCTAAAAAACAAGCACACAATGTCAACCCGATATGATAAGCTTTTAAACGACTACGATAAGCATTGCCAGCGCATTGCACAGTCTACCAGCATTCGCATAAACGAAACTCCGGCAGACAAAGCCCGGCGTATAAAATCGCTTGAAACGGACTATATCAAATGGTTTGAATATTATTTTCCTGTCTATGCCAAAAAGAAATGCGCCTGGTTTCATAAGAAATTAGCCAGAGAAATCATAAAGAACCGGCACATCCGTGCCCTTGCCGAATGGTACCGTTCGGCTGCTAAGTCCGTGCATATTGATATGGGGATACCTCTTTTTCTCTATCTTGCAATGAATGACATGAAATACATGTTATTAATCGGAGAAACGGAACCTAAGGCTAAAAAGCTGCTTTCATCACTGCAAGCACAGCTGCAATACAACCAGCGTATCATCAACGACTACGGACACCGTTTTAAATTCGGTGATTGGGCGGATGGGGATTTTACAACAACCGATGGGGTAAAGTTTACCTCTTTGGGGTTCGGGCAATCCCCTCGGGGAGCCCGCGAAGGAGAAAACCGTCCGGACTATATAGTTATAGATGATATAGATAACCGTCGACATGTCAATAACGACAAACTTATGCGCGAAGCCGTTGAGTTCATAACCGAAGATGTCTGGGGCTGCTTCGATTCTGACGAGGATACAACAGATCGTTTTGTCTATGCGAATAACAACTTTCATAAGAACAGCGTCACAAACCGCATGCGCAAACTTTTTTTACAGGGGCGGCAACAGGCTATTCAGGAGGGGGAAACCTCCAACTATTACATATTAAAAGTATGTGCAGTTAAAAACCTTACTGACTTCACCCCGGAATGGCCGGAAAAAACCAGTGCTGAATATTGGCATAAAAAGTTCAACTCCACGCCTTATCGCTCTTTCATGCGTGAGTACATGCATGTACACATACAGGACGGGGCAGTTTTCAAACATGAAGACATTATCTGGGGGCAAATGCTGCCCCTTGACAAGTATGACGGTTTGTGTTTTTACGGGGACTTATCATACAAGTCGGCAGGGGACTACAAAGCCTTGCTGCTCGTTGGAAAAACAGGGAGACAATATCACATTATTTATGCCTATCTCAGGCATGGATCACGGGCAAAGTGCGCCAAATGGCTGTATGACCTTTATGAAGACAAGCGTTTGAACCGCTTTAATATATCCTATTTTATCGAGGGACTCTTTGCCATGGACGAGTTTGTTAACGATTTCGATACGGAAGGGGATGAACGGGGCTATCACATACCTGTAGTTGCCGACAAACGTGGAAAAACAGACAAGTTTGACCGGGTAGAGTCCACGGCCGGATTCTTTGAGCGTCATAATGTCATTTTTAATATCCAGATGCAGGATAACCCGGACTTCATCACCCTTGTAGACCAGTTTCTCGCCTTTGAGCGCGGTTCACAGGCCAATGACGACGGACCGGACGCATGGCATGGGGCACAGTCCAAACTTAACAAAATCACTTTTGTGGAGAAATTCCAACCCCGAACCCTCAGCCGCAAGCAGAGGCGGGGTAAATCTAAAAACTGCTATTAAGCTATGGCTAATTTTATACAAGAATCAGATTACGAGGTACAGGCCAGAGAGGAGATACTCCGCCTGTTGGATGGTACGGATACCCGGGCGGCTATCCTGAAAGCCGAACGCTACGCTATTTCGCAAATACGAAAATACATCGGTGGCAGATACGATTGTGACACAATCTTCTCAAAAACCGGAGATGAACGTGATGATTATATTGTAATGATAACCATCGACATCGCCTTATATCACCTTTGGGCAAAAAAAGCGCCTAAATCGGTGCCACAACATCGTAAGGAACGCTATAGCGACGCCCTTGACTGGCTGACTAATGTCGGAAGCGGGGAAATGCCCACCGACCTGCCGCAACTTCCCACGGATGAATACAAAGGCGATGTGAGAATATACTCACTGTATCCGCGTGGCAATAACAGGTATTAACACGTCCGTAATACCGTTTAAATTCGTTTAAATCAAATTTTAATTCATAAGACAGATATGTGTGCCAACAAAAAAAAAGAAGTGCCGCAAGAGGCTAAAAAAAGCCCCGATGTGATCGTGGCAAAAATCATCAATGAATTTAAAGACCGCACACGTGCGGAAATACGTAAATGGAGACAGGCGCTTGAACTGGCCGGGGATATTAATACTCCACGTCTTTATCTGTTGCAGGACTTGTATGACAACCTGAAAGACGATGGGCATTTCATTTCCCAGGTAGAGTTACGTAAGGCCGCCACACTTTGTGCACCGTTTCATATCCAAGACCGGAAAACAGGTGAAATCAACGAGGGAAAAACCAAAATATTCATGTCGGAGTGGTTTTATAATTTCATGGAGGACGTACTGGAATCTCCTTATTACGGATATACTTTACTGGAACTCACCAATCCATCCACCATGACCTTCACCCTCGTACCCCGGCGCAATGTCGTTCCCATGCTTTCAATGGTTTTAACCGAGGTTAATGCCAGTACGGGTATTTCTTATAATACCGGATACGAAAACACTCTTATACATATCGGAAAGCCTTCTGATCTGGGACTAATGGCTAATATTTGCGGACAATTGATTTGGAAACGGAATGCACAACAATCATGGGCGGACTTTTCTGAGAAATACGGGCAGCCGCTTATTACCGCAACGACCAATAAAACATCACAAGGGGATATTGACAAAATTGAAGCCATGCTCTCCGCGCTCGGCGAAGCGGCACAGGCCGTCCTTCCCGAAGGTACTACCATCGACATCAAGCCTTTTGCCGGAGCTGACGCCTATCAGGTTTATGACAAACAAATAGAGAGGATTAACACCGAAATAGGCAAACCAATCACCGGGGGAACCATGATCAGTGATAACGGCAGCAGCCGGTCACAATCCGAAGTGCACGAGCGCAACCTTGACGACAAGATAGCGGCAGCCGACAGGCGCATTGTTACCTTTACCGTAAACAATCAGCTGTTGCGGATCATGCAGGCTGCCGGATGGGATATTAATCCGGAAACGGACGAATTTGTATTCGATACGAGCAACAACCTTACCCTCAAAGAGTTCTTTGAGATGGTGACCCGGTTACTTGACAAAGGTTATCCTATACCGACCAAATGGATCAGCAAAACATTTAATATTCCTATCGACGGAGAACCTGTATTACCTCCTGTCCAACCCCGGCCTTTAAATGTAGGAACCGAAACCAAACCCGGAGGCTTCCTTGCAAATTTTCAGTAAGGGAAACGGGCAGGAGCGATAGTAATGCTCTGCCCGTTTCCCTGCCACACCTATATCCTCCCATCACACGAATCACGGCACAAGATAACGGCCTGCCCGATTTTGCCGACGAAATAGCCCGGCTGTGTACCAGCATTTACAAGCGGCGCAAAGGCACGTATCATGATCCGCATTTGCTTTCTGCCACCGCACGTACTTTGCTTGAAGGGGTATATGAAGGCTACGGGAAAGATTTTACTTCCGTGGATTGGGATACACCCGACCATGAAGCATTGACCCGCCTTACACACAATGTTTTCAGTTTTTCAGCCGCAAAAAATTACCAGCAGCTGCGCACTATTACCGAATATCTTCGTGACGAAAACGGGAAGCTTCGCACCTTTACCGACTTTCGGGAGCAGGTTGCCATTATCAATAAGAAATTCAATGGTACATGGCTGCAAACCGAATATGACACTTGTATAGCTACTGCCACCCAGTCCGCACGCTGGCAAGAGTTTAAATCTCAAAAAGACATCTTCCCTTATCTCCGCTATCAGACAGCCGGAGACGATAGTGTGCGTAATGAACACCGTTTGCTTGACGGAATTACCAAACGCGTGGATGATCCCTTCTGGCGTACATATTATCCGCCCAACGGTTGGAACTGTCGGTGCGAGGTGATTCAAGTACCTGATGATGACGTACAGGAAACTCCGGAAAATGTCTATAGCCTTCCGGTCATAGACCCTTTATTCAAAACCAACTGCGGAGAGACAGGGCTTATATTTCCTAAAGGGCATGCTTATTATGAAGGGGTTCCTTCGGCAGAGATACGCAAAGCCATTGCCTACCTGCCGCCGGATAATGGATATCTTGACTTTTATATACCGGGCGGACAACGTGATGTACTGGTACGTCAGCATATCATGCACGGTACCGGGGAATTACACGGTAATCTTGAAGTATTAACCGACCTGATACGGGTCAAGCCGGACATAACCGAAGCCAGTCTGCTGCCGGATATTCATGCAAAAGACGCCGCTTTGAAAGTGAAGTTCTATCCTGATGGATGGAAGTTCCACGACAAAGCCAAAAATGCAGATTGTGTTCTCACATTCAGAGATGGACAGGAGTGGGTCATTGACTTTAAACGGCTGGAAGGAAATGGTAAACACATAGCCCCGCATCTTGAAAAGGCAGCCGGACAAGCGGATTACGCTGTAATCAAACTATCCAATATTCAGCAGGAAGGTGCAGAGGGAGTACGCAGAACTGTGTCTAAGAAACTGGAATCCACAAAACTAAAAGGAGTTGTTGTCATAAACGGAGACGGATGTCTATTATACGAAGAATACAAAAACACAATCGGCGATTAAACAGTAACTGAATACAATTTAACCGCCGAAGGCTCAGTCGGCACGCATGCCTACTGGCACAAAGATAAGGAGTTTTTTTAGAATAACAAAGAAATAACAAGAAATCATATGAAACAGTTATATCAGGCAATCTGGCAGCTATTACATACCGAAGAGGCGATAAAAGCATTTACCGGACAACACCTGCGTCCACCGGAATATATGGATTTATATGACGGACAACCCGAAGAGGAGGAAAAGTTTGAATTTACCGTACCGGCATTATTTATTGATTACTCCATTGCGTGGGAAAAAGCCGGAACCATGCGCAAAGGAGAGCTTACACTGGAAATCCATGTGCTGACAGACCCAACCCCGGAAACAGACAATCTGACGGAAAACTTTAGGGGAATGGAAAAAGTGGATTATTATGAAATTATCAGCGATTTACTTGAAGGCCTGTCTACCAGCGAGACATCCGGGTTGGTGCTAAAATCGGAACGTCCTGTATCCACTGATTATTTTAACTACCACCTGCTCGTCTTTACCTGCACCATTTCAAGGAGGCGGACATATGTGACCGAAGGGGCTATCCTGAAAGTCGATGTTAAGCCCCCAAAGTACGTTCTTCCTGAACTTTAAACGGCGTTTAAATTACCAAATGTGAAAAGTGAAATCCAACCGTCAATTATAATATTTAGGAGTTTGGTAAATAAATTAGCAACGTCTTTTATAGTTTTACAAGAAGAGATGCTTTCCTACATCTAATAACATTAGAAAAGAAAGCATCTCAGAAAAGTTCATTGATGCAAATTGAACATTGGTTAATTTACTATTTAATAGTACTTTATTAATTACTTTTTTTAAAGTAAACTTTTAAGGCGTAGCATAGTATAAAATGCTCTGCAGGATCTAATTTACAAATTTCTCCTCCCTTTTCTCTAAATTTAAAAATAACATCTCCTGATTCTCTCATGTTTCCAATAAGAGAATAATAAAATAATTCCTCAATAACCTCTTCTGCATTAGCCGTAAACCCTACCTCTTCTAAATTCGTCTTTAAAGCGCAATATGTAAAAGGACGTTTATCGTAGTACTGTTTCAATGCACGGAAAATAGAATTAATTTCGTCTGAAGTAAAAATAGCAGTTAATTCATTTTGTATTTCTGAAATAATTAATGTAGAATAATTTCCTAATAAAATATTAATTTCTGTACGCCCTAAAGGTATATTAAATTTATACGAATCAAGATCTTTAAATACTAACATGAGGTCTCTTGGACGAAAGAAAGTATGATCAAGAATATATTTAAAGCTACTTTTGCTGCCAGTTGCAAAGTCTGATTCATTGATAAATGCTTCCCATGGACTTTCTCCGATAAACCAACCTTTTTTTTCAAAATTAGCTTTAATCCTTTTATTTATAAATTGTTTTAATTTTAAATTATCTTCTTGAAACCTGTATGCTTCCTCAAACCAATTTAGTTCTATTGCATATGATGCAAAAATTTTAGCTGTATCTGCATGAAAACATAAATGTTTTGCAATATCATTTCTCAATAAAATGACAATTTTAGAGGCTATCAAATTTCTTCCAAACGCCTCATTGTTATAATATTTTGCAACTCGAAGAAGTTCTGCCAGTGAATTTAAACTTGATTCTGATTTTCTGGAATACCCAATATCTAAATCATCAAAAATCAAAATATAATTATTCTCAGTATCCTGCTTGATAATACTCAATATCGTTTCTTCCAAATATGGTAGTAATTTATAAAACTCTGCTTTAGATTCTTTTATTGTCCATTTCTTGTCTTTCGTAGCCGTATAAAATCTTTTAAAATATTCGAAGTTGACTTGAATCCCATTTTCTTTTATTACTTCTGATATCTCAGCATTTTTTATATCAATAAAGCCTCTATTCCTCTCCAAAAAAAGTTTTAAATCTTTTCTTTCCTTAAATCTTTGAGTATTCTCATTTTGGCATATTAATTTTAGTAATTGCGTTAAAATAACCCACTTAAATAATAATTCCGGTTGAACTAGCAAACCTTGCTTCTCACCTATTTGAACAATTTTTTCGATATCTATATCTGACTTCTTTATAAAAGTTGCAAATAAGTTAGGATCATTATAGGCTATTGAGTATAAATATTCTCCTATAGCAGATTTACCACTTCCTTTTCGACCCGTTACTATAAATTTTTCATTGTTTAACTGTGATAAAATATCTAAAAAATCTTCAAATACTTCCGAAAGAGTTATCTTTGCGTTATTAGCTTCTCCTTCGGCTTCAGCAGCTCCTATAAAGAAATCAGAAGTTGTTTTTTTAAGCTCTGTTTTTTTTGTAATTTTTTTATCAAATAATCCCATATTTATTTATTTTTTTGCGATAAAGTTACAAAAAAAACAAATAGATATGTTTTTTCATAATTATATCTTATTTTTTATCTACTCTCATTAGTGTCCCGTTAAAATCGGTACGAGTTAAATATTAATCAAATAATCCCTGAAAGAGTCTTGATTTATAAGGAATATACTTCATTACTTTTGAATCTTGGGCACATGCTGTAGAGATGCGAAAGTATGCTGGGCATTGTGTTTCCAGGTCATACAACGCATGAGCTTTTACATCACCTTTCTTCTTACGAACTTATCCCACCAGAAGATTGACAGACAAGGCATTGTTGTAGAGTCGAAGGCATACACATGCCCCTTCAACTTAAAAATATCTGTAGCCTGTTTCTTCCGAGTCTAATCCATCATAAAGAATACAAAGTCTTCAAAGATGCGGTAATCTCGATTTTGGTTGGCTGAAGTAAATGTTGTTTTCGGTATTGAATTACCTCCTATTCCAAGATGATAACATTTGGAATGATGTGCTTCCAGAGCCACGACTACATCACGTAAACTTTCACGATTGCTAAGTTGGCCAAACATCAGTGTAAGAAGTTGGTTCCAGTACGTAAATGACTTGATATATCGGTTGCCATTGTATTTGTCTACCCAATGACGAAACTTATCTTTATCTAGAATTCAACTAACTGAGCGAAGACATATTGTTTTTTGTTCATATGCAGTCTATTTTATAGACTACAAAGTTTCAAATTCAAATTGTCGCATCCGAAAAATGCTTGGAAAAGACTATATATCAATTATTTCAAAGACCAATTCCCTTTTTTTAAGGAGACAATAGTGATCTATTCTATCTCATCTCAATCTATTAGTTGTACATTTGTACACAATATATAAAGTGAACCCGGTTCCTATGCGTGTTTAGAAGCAATCAGAATCGGGCTATTATTCCACAAGATATCACTCCAAAAGTTCACTACTAAACCTTTTCCTTTCCAGTCGTTACAGATATATCTCTTATAGCATATTGAAGCTTGGCTCTACTTTTAACCATACCCCTCGGTCACTTTTTCGGTAGAAGTAATAATTGATTGCCGTACCGTTCACAACATTACTCTCCTTAAAAAGCTGCATAATAGCTGAATATTCCGGATTGTTAAACTTTTCCTCCATTTCATATAGTTTATTGATTGACTTATAATCCAGTTCGCCCATCTTATTACGCTCCAATAAAGTCATCGCAAGTTGATACATTGCATCATCCGCTCCCTTTTCTCTTTTTCTCATCCAGTCATTCAAAAAATCAATAAGCCGTATTGCGGCCATATCCGCCCGCTCGTCAAACTTCTTAACCTTATTACTTTTTACCACAACCCGGAAGTCACCGTCTTGTATCGTGAAGCTTTGCTGATTATCAAAGCGCAACTGTCCATAATCTGCCATCACGCTTTTAAACGCCTCTGTTTCTTTACGAACAAAGTCAAACAGCGAACGAACCCCTTCTGTTACTTCTAATACTTTAGACCGAATTTCACAGACCGTCTTTGAACGTAGCTCTTCATAAGCTGCACGCTGCTTTATTCTTGACTCCCTTTCTGCATTTCTCTTTTTTTCAAGCAACGCCTCTAATTCAGCGAGGCTCATTTCATTCAAATCTTTCATTTCACTTTTATTTATATGGTTAATAATGATTATTCCTCAAATATGCCAAGCTGCTTTACGCGTAACTCTCTTTCTATACGCATCTTTTCATCCAATTCTTTGAGCTCTTTTACAGCAGGTATGGCTAAATAGTTGTAGAAAGTCGTCCTACCTATTTTATAAGTAGGATAAATAAGTGTTTGCCAGATATATTTATCCGTGCATCCACGTGCATGATGTTTCGTATAGATATCCTGTATATCTTTTACTCTAAGCAAAAAATTACGTCTGTTATATTTACCCTTTGCCATAAATTTCAATATTAAAGCGCCATTTCCGGCACCGCCCCGGAAAGCCAGCTCCGTTTTATACGGTCTGTTATGGCAATACGACACTAAGACACCCCTTGCGTATTAGTCTCCCTGTTTCTTTTTTAGCTTCTTCACAGGCTTTCTCAGCCCTCTCGGCGGTTTTCTGTTTTCGAATAAACTCACTATATACCCGCTTTATTTGCGCCTCTGTCATGGCATTAAAATCCTTCACACCCGCAGCCCGGCAAGCAGTTGATATAATCTTTTGCAGGCGTTCCCGTCGGGACACTTCACTATATAGCCCGGACTTCTCAAAATATCCGGCGATTGCTGCAATGACACGCTTTCTGAGCTTATCCATTACTTGTACTTCATCAGTTGTCAACCTCTTCATATCCTCAATCATTTGCCTATACACTTTAGGTGCCCGTTCATACAACTGGCTCAGTGAAGTTCCACCGGAATATTGATATACGATCTCTTCTTTGGTTGCCCCCGGCATCTTTGCCAACAACTCATAAAATAACCCGAACCTGTTCATAACCTTATTATTTTTACATCCTGTCCAACCACCTTCACCTGGCACTCCTTAACCGTCTCGGTAATAGCGGCGGTTAACTCCGTATCTCTAAGTTCGATAACCGCCCAATCTTCTGTTTTTGCAGGAGATACCACTATTTTACATGGCCTTTCGTAGGAACTCCACAACATAAATACGGTGCTCAGATATTCCACAGGCATACCAATTTGATACAGCTTATTCATATTTACTCTATTTATTGGCAAACAACATCTTTTGAATGGCAATCTCATTTCTAATTGCCCGGACTCCACGTGTAGCAAGGCTTTTTTCAATGATGACATTTCGGCTATCCCGTAACTCCTCCGGTAAATTGGCATCTACAATCGCCTCTATTTCTGGTTGTAACTCATTTAAAAACTCTTGTGGTTTATTACCATAGTTCAATCCCGTCACCCGTTCATTAAACCGACTCCAAAACTCTGCATAACTACACTTTTTCGTCCGGCGTCCATCTATCAGTTTCTTTTCCAGATTATCAGCACCGATAAAATAACACCCCAATGCCATACGGTCGCCCATATTTGCTTTGTTATACAACCCTTTCATCAAGGTAACAATAGCATCGGCACAATCCCCGAATTCGTCCAGTATCAGCAAAGGACTTTCCAACAAAAGCAGTTCATTAGTCACCTCACGCCATAATTTATTGAGGCTTCCGGCTTTTTCGAGTCCAAATTGACCGGCCAGACAGGTGATAAAATCACTTTTAGCCGAGTAATCCGAACAATCAATATAGAAAACATTTGGATGTGTCCGCGCATATTCTGCCGCCGCATAACTCTTACCAATTCCCGCCCGGTCACAAAGTACTTGCCAGATTCCAAAATTCTGGCATTTTTCCAAATGTGCTTGTACAGAGATATACGCTTTGGTTTTTACGGTAGTCCATGTTGACTCCCCCAACACATTGTAATAACGCGCAAGTATTAGCCATGATGTCTCTTTAATGGCAGCATAATTCCGGTTGTCGGCCTTTTTAATCTGAGGCAATACGGCCTTGTCAAATTTGATGGCGTGGCGTACCGCTATCATTTTGGCAAACTCTGCCTGTGAACAACCTCTTTTTTGAAGTTCCTCTAACAGGCAATTAACGACTCTGTCTTTAATTTTATTGGTCAGTTCCATAAACTAATATATTTAATTATCAAATCTTTAAACGTTGTTTAAATCTGCTAACTATTAAGCCACGCCTCAATTCTTATCTGTTCCTCACTTTTGGAGGGGACAATTCCGTTACGGGTGTCTTCTATCCGGTTGTTGCGGGCATTCTCAACGGCCTTCGGAGTGTCCCACCAACCGAAACCACAACCGTCCGTTCCGGTAGCCCGGAAGCCTGTTTGCTCCACAATCTCCCTCTGGCGTTCCATTTCGGTTTGGGCTTCCTCGTAACAGCGTTTTTGCATTAGGTTAAATATCTGTATTTTACCCATTTCTCCCGGTTTGTCTTTCATGTCGGCCACACAAGCCGCAAATTTTTCTTTCTCGTAAGCGTCAGCTACAAACTTGCCTTTTCTGTCACGCAATTCCACCCACTCGGGACGTCCTGCACGCAGGTTAATAAAGACTTTAAAGGTGTGTCCTAAATGCTGGCGGCTAAAATCAAAGTCCATTGCACTGCTATCATTGTCAGGTACAATGAATTTCATTTTCTCGCCCCTTATACTTAATTCAATACCTTTTTGCCTGTATTCATATTCTCCAAACGGGTGTTGCTGGTTCTTTAATTCCACCATGAACAGGCTTAAGCGTTCAAAATAATTAAGCTTTTCACGACCTTCATGGGCTTCTGCATATCGTTCTATCTTTGATTTACCGATAAATGCACCATATGCGTCACGTCCTTCACCGCGTTTATTCCAAGCCTCCACACCTGCTTTGAACTCTGCAAGCACCTGTTCTTCTGTAGGCAGGTTGTCTGTAAATCCTAAATCTTTAGATAACTCCTTCAACAACTCGGGATTTGCTGTGCTATTGTGGCTTTTCACGGTTACATTACCGCCCTTGAAATTTTTGAATTTACGTAACTCCCTTTGTTGAAAATGTCCAATAACAAGCTCGACACTCTTTGACCTACCGGAATAAGGAGTACAAGGGAAATTCACACGTGACATATTATTAATTAATGCCTTTACTGTAGTGGAAATATTAGCGGAACTGTTATCATAGTTCATCTGATAAGGTTTGTATCCCCACGTATCAACGGTATTTTGTAAAGCTTCTATCACCATGCCTGCACTTTCACTGAAAGCCACGCTATACCCTATGATAGCTCCTGTACAGGCATCCGTAACAAAGTATGCATACAGGTCACTCGCTACCTTCCATTTACCATTAACCAGTTTCTTATAATAAAGCTGCATTGTAGTACCATCCAATGACCAAAGCATATCAGGCTTGCTGACCGGAGCGCGGTCAATCATTGGCTGCATATCTGCGTCACCAACAAGTTTACCATGCCGCATGTAATACCATATCTTTTTGTGTTTCGGCTGGTTTAAATGCTGTTTGATTGCCGATACTGTCATTTTAGCAAGTCCTAAATCCGGCGCTTGCTCATTATAATACATGCCAATATCCTCAAAACTGTACTTTACAGGACTGGAAGCCAACTGCATTAGGATTGCATGGGTCTGGCTGTTAATTTTCTCACGATTTACATTACCGAAATAACCACCAACAAGAGAGCTTAATCCCTCTTTTTCATATTCACGCGCTTTCCTGTCAAGTACACGTTCGTTATTAATGGGCTTGGGAAACCTTACAAATCCTTTTATCTGTTCGTTTAAACACTGTTTAAACAGTTCTTCCTGAACCTCTTTAATTGATTTAAAACCATGTTTTCGGGCGGTTTTAACATCCATTTTCCGCCATAGTCTCAACCATCCGGCTGCACGGGCTATCCGTTGAACATCAGCGGGAATAAACAATTGCATTTCGCTAAGCCTGACCATATCATCCGCACTAATCTCCACCATTGTCTTCAAACCTTTTTTAAATACAGTCAATTTCTTATTCAATTCCTCAGAGGCTTTATTTTCAGCCCACAAATGGGCATCTACATCACCGCAAAGTACTTTGTTCACCAGTATACGGTATTTGTCCTGTAATCCATCAAAATGCACAAATACTTCACGGCCTTCCTTGTGATGTGACCAGCAATATACCTCGCCTATGCGTTGCCGAGAGAAGGCATTCCATAAAAAACTATTAGACACCCCACACGCTGTCAACTCAGCAACCGTAACACACAGCACTCTGTCTCCGGGTTGGGACACCTCAGAGTAACAGGCTGCTGTAAATGGTATGTTCCTATATTGTGGCATAAATGGAATATCTATTTATCTATTGCTTCATTTCCGGTTATCTATTGCTTCATTTCCGGTCTGACTCCGGAGAGAATCGTCTGTACGATTGAATGAAAAGCCTCCCTATCTTCACAAACCGGAAGGTGGTGCTGTTACTACAGCTATTATCTAACTAAACATGATATTTATAAAATAATTATCTTTAATCCCTGTGGTGAGTCGTTCATCTTTAATCCACCATGAAGCCACCGAGCCTTTCGTCCTCTTTGGCAAGTTTTACAAGCTCACATGTATAACTTTCCAGATTCATTTCACTCACATCTATTACAAATAATGATGTCCCATCCTTTTGTACGTGAGCCTGCCCGCTGTTCAAATCCGTAAGTACCATAACTCTGCCATATTTAAAGATGTGGCTCATTGTTCTTTTCGCAGTATCATGCGTGGTTGTCCATTGTAATGTTTCCATTTTCTTAATATTGTATTAGTTGTTAGTTTTATTGCAGATTTTTTCAAGTTCACGAAGTATCTTCGCAGCTTTTCCACTTTCCCTTTTAGGCACTCTTTGTCCTCGGGCAATCATGCCAACATATCGGGGAGTTACACCGAACTTCTGACCAATCTCCTGATAGGGAGTAGTACGTTTTTCTTTTAGTTTTTCCGATATTCTCATCTTTATTATTACTTTTGTATCATTAACGTGATGCAAAGATAGATCTTAATCTCGTAATAACAAATTAAAATCTCATTAATTTGAGATAAAACTCTAAAATCATGGGTGCAAAGCAAAATTTAAAGCAATATTTGAATGCTTCAAATATAAGTCCAGCTCAATTTTATAGGGATTCAGGACTATCTAACGGTTTTTTGAATCAGGGAGATAATATTTCATCTAATAATATAGAGATTATTATCTCAACATATCCTGATTTAAATCTTGCTTGGCTCATTACTGGAAATGGAGAAATGTTAAATACTCCAAATTCATATAATAATAATGCTAAGGTAAATGCTAAGGTAAATGCTAAGGTATCATCAAAAGAGGAAGAAAACAATGCTAAGACAACCAACGAAAGCACCCGCAAGCATTGCCTTCTGCAAGAAGCAGAAGAAAGGAGTATATGCAGCAACACAATAGCAGAACCTGGAGCGCGGTATTACTCAGGGATACTTGACAATGAAACCTCATTATCCGTTCCGTTTTATGACCTTCCAGTATCAGCGGGTTCATTAGGTATATTAGATTCAGAAACATGCGCTACAACGGTTCCAACAGGACATGTACATATGTCCGTATTCAGAGGATGCGAAGCCATTTTCCCGATAAATGGCATCAGTATGGAACCAGTTGTGCATTCTGGTGACTGGATAGGAATAAAATCAATAGAAAACTTGTCTCGCAGCTGGGATTTCGTCCAAACAGGTGTAATATACCTTATTATTACGCGCGAGGATAGGATGATCAAATATATAGAAAAAGCAGATGATAGCGATTATATTGTGTGTTCAAGTCCCAATTATAAGCCCTTCAAGGTGTTCAAAGGTGATATTCTAAATATATACCGTGTTAAAGCAATAGCAAGGGGCATATAAACTATAACAAATCACTAAAAATAAATACATTATGTATGATTTCAAATTACTAAAACCTATTTCTAATGTAGTAGATATACTGGGCAGAGTGTTAATAGGACTTTCTGTTATTGCAGGGGCTTTATTCTTTTTCTCCGGTGAAACTTATAATATGATTCTTGGAGTTGCTATTCTTTTGGGAGGTGGCATTATTGGGCTATTAATCATGCTCGTCTCTCAGCTTGTAAATCTTTTCTTACAGATAGAAGAAAACACAAGAAAGTAGCTATATTTCCTATAGAGAGAAAGCCTCCGTAATACCTTTTTCAAGATTGCAAAGGCTTTTATTTTTCTCTATTTGGTGATATTAACTATATAAATACTTCCATATATTCAAAATATGGTAATTTTGCATCAATTATCAAGTAATAAAACTAATATGGAAAAGATTATTCACGTACATTTGATATTTGAAAAGAAAGACTATTATTTCGGTAGTATATCTGCAATATTCGACACTTTAGACGCAAATACGGTAGGAATAAAGAAAAGTACTTTGTTGCATTCCGGCCTTTCAGATGGAAGCTCTATACCTACCTCTCGTGCTATCATTAAGCAATCGCACATTATACGAAGCGCCCAACGAAATAGCTTTCTAAAAACTTCCAATGTTTAACCCCTGTTTAACTACTAATTAAACGAGGCTGAAGCTACCATATTAAACTCACCTCAAAAGTTTAACTCCAATTCACCTCAGTTTAACACGTTTGCACGATTTGTTTCACTATCTCAATCAAAACAAAAAGGTCTGAAACCCGCACCACGTCGACGTTTCAGACCTTTTCAACTTTTGCACTCAAATTTGTACTATTTGTATTGCCCCTTATACTATTGCGAGAAACGGAATGACCGTTA